ATAATTTTGTTAAACATGGAACAATAGCTCCGCTTACAGACCGGAAATAGTCTGTATCAATTACAATTAACTACTCATCAATATGGATGAATCAATAGAACTAAAAAATGTCATTGTGGAGTGTCAAGATTGCAAAAGCAAAGTGACTGCTCAAGAGATCAATGATGATGTTGAACGCTACTTTTCAATTACAAAAAAATCATTTGTAAACTTTCCTGCACAAGGAATAAAAAAAGATTTCATACAAAAGATTGTAGATTTGCGTTTAATATGCGAGATTTGCCATGAGAAAGAATATGGCTAAGAAAAAAGCAAGACCAGTAAAGAGGAAGCTAGATGTTGATCGTCCATATAATAGTGGCGAATGGACAAAATCTCGTTTCTTTGGGTTCATAAGAAGTGCATTACGTAGTGCCAGCACACGTTGGCAACCAAAGTTTGATTGCTTAAAAGCAGCATACTTTGACACACGGATGAATGAGAAAACAAAAAGAGTATCAAAGCATTACAAATGTGCTTTGTGTAAAAGCATATATCCGGGCAAAGAAATTCAAATTGATCACATAATACCAGCTGGCAGCTTGAGGGAATTTGAGGACTTGCCTAGCTTTGCTCAACGATTGTTTTGCGAAGCGTCAGGCTTTAGAGCATTGTGCATTACTTGTCATTCACAGGTAACTGCTGAAGAGAAGCTTCGTGTATCCAACAGTTTGAAGGATACTGAAGATCTCTAGTATCAACCTCTAGAACTTCATTACTCATCCAGATCTTATTATTTAAGTAACATTTGCAAACCCCGCAACCATCTGTGTTTTCCATTAATGTCTTTGGGATATGCATGAGTAGCTTGGATATTCCGCTACACCCATAGCATCCATTAGCTTTTGACTTCTCTGGACATAACATGCAAATTTTTGATCTACGTGTAGCTTCGTCTTCAGTGACCAAAGGTATACCATCAGACCAGCGCGCCTTTAGTGCCTTTAGGTATTGGAGGAAGTCTCCTAAATGAATTTTGTATTGAGATTTAGCATTAGGGTCTGTAACCAATGATGGATTTACATCATAAATAGCTTTTAGAAATTCATCACGATCTTCAAATTGAATTTTATTTTCCATCAATGCTGCTCTAGCACCACTAACATAGATAATATTCCCTTTCCATTCCACCTTTACAGGTGGATTAATTGATAAACCAGATGGCTCCATAGCCAAACATTAAAACAAACAACAAAAAATACAACCAAAATTATGGCACACCTAATTCAAGAACGCGACATCCAAGCAGGGCTAGAGCAAGCATGGCACAATCTGACAACTATTGTCTCCGAAGTTAACCAAGAGAACTCTATGCCCTTTGAGGTTGTTGAGTCCCCTATCTACTACAAAAGACAGGAACAAGATTACTTCGGCGTTACCAAAGATATTTATATCGAAGATCCAGAATTCAAGATTCTATTGGCTAATGACGATTGGCTCCCAATTGGTGATCCATACGGCACAAGCTATCAACCATCATCAATCAATATGTTTTGGGATGTGATCAAGAAGGGAATGGGACAAACTCCTTATCAAATTGTATCTGCTGGCACAGTTGATAATCGTCGCAAGATATTTGCTTCGCTTAAGGTTACTGAAGGTTTTGAAGTTGCTGGTCGCCAATTTGATGATTTCATTACAGTATTGGATTCTTTTGACAAAACTACAGCACTTACGGCTAAATACCTTAATTTCTGCACAGTTTGCAATAATACATTCATGGCATCCATGGCTTCTGGTGTAGAACTTGGCAAAGCTAAGCACACCCAAATGCTTGAGGTAAATGTTTCTCGCCTTATTGATGCAATTGATGGCTTTGCTGGCACTTCAAATATGTTCAAGTCTATGTTGCAGCGCGCACATGATGTGCAATGCTCACGAGATGAAGCAAAAGCTTGGGCTGCTGGTATTCATGGTCGCAACATGGACAAAGGAACAAATGCCCTTGTTCAAAAAGCTGCTCGCATTGGTGAGTTGTTTGATTCTGGTCGCGGCAATGAAGGTCGCACACGCCTTGATGCCTTCCAAGCACTTACAGAGTTTGAGACGCACGAGTCATCAAATCGTAAAGAAGCTGGGTCACAGAACTACACTAGTAACTGGGGCGCATCTGCATTGACAAAAACCATTGCTGCTCAACGCTTTGAGCAAGATTGGGAAAACAATGTAAAACGCGGAACAAAACTCCTTGAGTCAGCAGTATCTTTAGCCAACTAAATATATGGAAGAAAAAATTGATACTGAATACATGGTTGAAGTAATGCGTCATTTCTTTAATGGCGGCGAAGTGGTATCCCGAATAAAGTATTATGTTGATGACCCATTTGAATTAGACTTAAATCCATCATGGAACTGGGAGAAATATCATTATGAAAAAAATCCAGAAAAGAAAAAGCTTTATGCTATTTACGCTGAAGGACTTTTTGTTTTTGTAACGCCAGTAAGATCAGCAGTATTAAGTAGACTAGAGCAATTAAATCAAACGCATCCCAAAGCTTATATTTTAACTTTTACTGAAACAGAACAATGAACAAATCAATCTTGCAAGACATCACTCCTTCACCATGGGGAGTAGATCAGTTAAATTACATTGTAGTTAAAGAGGCAGATACTGTTGCAGCAATGAATTTGCCAGAAATGGTTGATGCATTGCGTGAAATTTCTGATCCTTGGGGAGTAAAAAGTTCCTTATTGATCAATGATGATGCTTCAGTTATTTTTGAAATGGCTGGGATAGCAAGGAAAGTCCTGCAAAAAATGCAAGATCAATACGATGAAGGTATCAATAATTGAAAACTGGCATCAAATTGCCAAAATGTTTCTGGAAGTGAGATTTGTAGAAGAAACAGGAAAATGGGAAACTGTTCATCAGCATGAAAAACATATCTTATACAAATTAAAACTTGCAGCAAATTTCAAATTCAACCAACCTGACCCACCAAATGCATATGATTTACTGCTTAGAGAAGCTGGAATCAATGGATTGGGGTTAGAAACAACAAGTGAAGAAGAATAAAAATGACAGACACAGTATATCTTGACGGAATTCCATTAGAAAATGATGACATCGGAGCGGTAAGTGAAGAATATTCAATTCCATACGACGTTATTGCAGAACTTTTAGCTCAATATCGAAATGGGAAAGAGCTTACAGGGAACGCTTATAGCGGAGTAATTAAAAAGCGAGTAGAAGATTTCATCTCGTTGCTCACCAGAGAGCCAGAACAGTGCCTAGAAGAGACGCAACTAACTGAGGTGCATGTTGTATCCAAAGTTGACGTAACCGCCGTCCTGAGCCATCCTGATCAAATTGACGACAAGCGACAAGATGTTGCTGCTTTAATGCAGATTGTAACAGATCCGATTTCAGAGCACTTCATAATCAGAGATGGTGGGCAAGCTGTAATGAGATCAGATAATCCTCCTACTTTAGAGCAAGCCTATAAAGTAATTGACCGAATATTTGTAGCGCGTGAAGTAACAGATAAAATTGACGACTATTCAACTTGGCTGCTTGGCAGTATCACGTCAGAACTAGAAAACTATTTTGGCAATCAATTTGATGTAAGTCAGGTAATTGAAGTATCTGACAAAGCATACAATACTATCGTGACAGCAGTAAGCGTGTTCAAGGAATACAATGGACGAAAGTTCAATCTATCATTCAGCCACCACAAAGAAGCATTTTACTCTAAAATTGAAAAAGAAGACAAAGATCTTATCCTTAAAAAAGCTGAAGAGATTGGATTGTCAGCTAAAAATGTAAGAAGTCTTGCAAGTATTTGCAAAAAAATAGGCAACTCAGTAATTGTTGACCTATCATCTAAAGACCAAGCAATTGATTTGATTGCAGCATGTAAAGATGCTTCAATTGACTATGTGACTTGCGACGAAAATAATTTATGGAAGAGAACCAAAAGCATGACGGAACCGACAGCGGAAATTGTGATCAATCTGAAAACCAATGTGATCAAGATCAACGGGAAGGAGCACAAGATACGCACGAAGGATTAAGAAACATTATTATCGAGATTGGAGATTTAACGACATTTCTTCAAAAAGAAATAACAGAAGCATTTAAGCGTGAATCAGAAGAAAATTCTGAATACGTAGATGAATTCAAAAAACTTCCTGATGCGCAAAGCATTGAAATCATGGAGAAGAATATGAATCAAGTAATGATGTTAGTTCCTATGGCTGATGCAATAGGATTGAATTTTGTTACTTCTTTGATTGGCTCAATGGCAGCAACCATTGGGTTTGATCCTGTAACAAAAGCAATAGAAGAAATAAATCAAAAGCAATTTAATGATGACTGAAACAAAGACAATATACGACTTACAAGAAATTAAAACAAAGCTAGAATATCGCATTGACGAGTTCGTTCTAACCTTGTTTCCCGCAGCTAAGAAACAAACTGGGTGTTACCGCATTGGCAACATTGATGGCAATCCCGGCGACAGCCTTAGCATTTCAACTAAGACGTATAACATTGGGCAATTCTATGACCATGCAAATCCCTCAATTAAGGGCAGCGCATGGAAGCTTGTGCATCTAGTTAAAGGGATTTCTATCCCCGCTAGTATTGCATGGCTTGGTAATTTTCTCAATGTAGCTCCTATTCAAAACTTTTCAGGGGCAAACAAGTCATCAAATTACAAAGAGCTAGCAGAGTTAATCCAACCCCTCAATGAAGATTGCATTAAGTATGCTGCTACTCGTAAGATTAATAAAAAGACATTAGAGACTTACAGTGTGGGATCAGGAAGTCGTGGAGAGTTTATTTTCCCCCACTATGACTGCGAATCACGGCTTAGCCTGACTAAACACTGGATGCCCAATAATGACAAAACAATGTGGAGCAGTGCAAACCCTGTTCACAATTTGTTTGGTAAAGATGTTTGTGATCCTTCTTCTAATAGTGATCGGTTGATTATTGTAGAAGGTCAATGGGACGCTTTGGCTCTATATGAACTTGGACTTCCTGCTGTTTCAATTCCTTCTGGCGTGTCAAACATGAACTGGATTAAGGAGGATTATGAATATCTTTCTTACTTTGATACCATTGTTCTTATTATGGACAGTGATGCTGCTGGCAAGAAATGCTCGGCAGATGTTGCAGCAAGGCTTGGCATTGACAAATGCATCATTGTAAACCTCCCACTCAAGGACGCTAATGACATGCTCAAAGCTGGTCGTGGCGGGGAGATTATAAATCTTATTGACTCTACTGCCAAAGGTCAGCTTGACGAGATTGTAGATGCCAAGGAGATGAAGAGTGGAGTTATTGACTTCATTCGTGGCGACTATCTTTTTGATGGCGATCCATTCTTCCTGCCGGGCTTTGACCTTACATTCCGTAAGCATGAGATTACTTTATGGTTTGGATACACTTCGCAAGGCAAGTCTCAAGCCGTGCAAAATCAAGTTGCTAACTTAGCTGCGCGTGGGGTGATGAGTGTTGTTGCTTCTTTTGAACAGCCTCCAGAGCGAACGTTTGGTTCCATATTGATGAATATGACTGGTAGTTCAGAGATTGTTGCTAATGATGATTTTGATAAAGCATTCAAATACCTTAGCGAGCATTGCTTTATTTACAAAAGCAGAGAAAAAGCAAACCCTCTAAAACTCATCAACATGTTTATTCATGCACACAAACGGTATGGGGTAACTAATTTTGTTATTGATAACGTCATGACGATGGATGTCGATCGTGGTGACAATACAGCACAAGCACAAGCCATTGATAATATTCGCGTCTTTGCATCTAATTATCCTGTGCATGTCCACGTTGTTGCTCATCCACGTAAGAGTGGAGAAGGGGTCAGTAGCCCACCAGCTATTGCAGAAATTCAAGGTGCTAGTGAATGGGGCAATATGCCAGACAACATTATTACGGTATGGCGCGATGTTTCAAAGCATGAGCGCCTTGCAGAGATGAAAGCCAATGATTATCCAGACGATGCAATGCAAGAGTTCTGGGAGTCTACTCCTTGCGGTAAACTAATCTGTCGCAAGCAACGTGCCACTGGTGAGATTCCAATGACAAACACTTGGTTTGATAAAGCTACAAAGCGTTTTCTTTCAAGTCCAGGCCCTGTTCGTCCAATGTATTCCCAAAGTGAAAAGCCTTGGACTTAATTCTTATGTCAACAACATGCAAACAAGTTCGTGTTTACTTTAATCTTCATCGTAAAAAGCTATCCATCCAAGAAAAAGTAAATGGTCAGTGGAAAGTCACTAGACACGCGGATGAGATCATGTTGGCAGATATAAAGTTTAAAGTATACGAGAAAGGTAGGCAACGAGTTCTAAGTGAGAAGCGCAAGAATGTTCATGCGTTTATTATTGGCAATCTTGTCGAACAAGTTCCTGATAATGAAATGACAACAGTGCGATACAATCCGTATCAACTTGAACGATTCCATGATGGGACGGGATATATTGACAATGCTGCATTTGTAAAAATTGTAGGTCGCAATATAAATGCAATTAATAAATAAT